CTCATTTAAGGCCTTTAATTCGTGCGCAAGACTTCTTTTGCGTGGATCTTTCATAAATCTAGAAAGGCCGTAGAAATCGACCGTATCGCCGTTTAAAAGGATTGTATCGGGTTTCTCCTTTGAAATCAAATCTAAGCAGCAGGTTACGGCCTCAATAGAATGATAGGGTACGTGTATATCGGAAAGGACCGCTAATTTCTCAGCCTTTAAAATGTAAGGCTCATATTTAGCCTCCTCGGATTCGGGCAGTTTATATGGGTTTTTTGGCCTCTCTTCTGTCATAAGGAATTCTTTATGTTGTTTTATTTTGGCTCTGTTTATTTTCCCCGATTTGCCCTCGATGTATCTTAACTTAGTCCTTGCTGCATCTAAACTTGTAAATAGTTCTTTATTCTCATTGTACATTATCCTTGCAAGGGTTAAGGTAGGCATGGCCATACCGTACTTTTTTCTGTACTCCCTTGCAACATCGTTAAGTGTCATTTAGTTTTATTTAAGTCTTATCCATAATAGCCCACTTAAAATACCTAAAACAAGATAGAAGGCCTTGAAAAGCCAAAAGTCAAACTTAATAAGCATCTGATCTATTTTGCTGTTAGTAGACTTCGACTTGTAGCCAATTGGCAACCCTCTCAAAGTATTCAGTAAAATATCGTAAATAATCCCCCTACAGGCCGCAAAATACATAGCATAAATAACTACATGATAAAGTAAGATATTATCATAATAGCCAATAGATAAGGCAAGGCTAAGGCCAAAGAAAACGGCGCCTATAGTTACGGTCCATAACTTATTTACGTTAGGCACTCCCCATGACTTCATGATGCGGATAAACTCAATCACCGCACAAATTGCGGCAAATAATATCGGATATATTAATGTCATTTAATGATAAACCATACATCATAATGATCAGGCCATAAGATAAGCCAAAAGAAGACACTACCTAAAACGAACCATACCAAAGCAAAGTGGAACCATCCATTCTTTATAAAGGGTACGTTCTTATCTGACTTTACCCATCTGATATTGTGAACGCTGCCTGGTATCTGCTCCTTAACGATGCTACCTGAATTCGAAGATATTATCGCAAAAACTATCCAAACGATAATAGGAAGGTAGCAGAATCCTAAGGCGACAAACATATCGTAAGATTCTGAAAGTGGCGCTAATTCGTACATATTATATCGGTTTTATTGTTTTAGTGATGATTCTAAGTAATGGCCTTCTGAATAAAGAGATTATCAATAAGACGATAAGCCAAAATAGATTATCCCTTTGCCTTGACAATTTTTCATTTTTGTCAGTTAATTCCTTTACTTTTTGTGTTTCAATGTCCAGTTTTTTATGCAATAAACTTGACAATTTATTGCAACTGTCAATTATAACTTGTTGCTTTGCCGTGTTTTCCTGAATCTTAGTTATGACCTTTATTTCAGGCTTGCAGGGTACTTTTTTTATAACCTCCTTAATCTTTTCTATTTGCACCGTATCGCAGTTTTCCAATAGTAAACTATCAATAAGATGCGCCATGTATTGGAATTCGATCTCGTATTGATTAAGTAGTGAAGAGTCTACAATAATTTTCTCTTCGATAGTTTCTTTTATCGGGAACCTATCAGCACATTCCTTTGCAGATGCTTCAGGAAGTTTATCCATTATCTTGTGTAACTTTTTAGGGTTCGCACATGATACAATCAATAAAAGAAAAAATAAATATTTATACATTCTTAATCAAATAATAAAGTATTAATAAGCATAACAGATAAAACAGCCACTCCAATAGATCGCCGTTACTCTTCCCCTCCATGCTTTTTATCTGTTTTAGTCGCTCCAAAGTAATATCCAATAACACCCGCTAAGGCACCGCCAAAGATAAAACCTCCCGCAGTTAGCACAAGATCATGATTCTGCTCTGGGATAGGTCTTACCTGCAATAAGTACATAAGCAAAAAGCAACCTATAACTACAATGATCGCGATGCTGTTTCTGATATCAGTTTTCGTCAGTCTTTTTAACCATTCTGGCATATATTCTATTTTTAAATTGTTTTAAATTATGACACGCTCCAGGAAGATTCTTTATTGCAAAAATTATTTGAGCAATTAATGAGATGCTAAATAATACATCGTGCTTAGATAAAAACCCAACAACACTCATTATCGTTAGTACTGCATATTCAAATTTCGGATTCATCTCTCAATCGCTTTTTTATTGTGATCTTTATCTATTGTGTTCAATATCCATGCTAAACCTTTCCCCATAATACTCAATGTTTTTGTCTCTTCATTCTTTCCTAAAACGTGGCTGATAGTCTTATCCTCATTCCCAAACCTATAACCATTTTTCTTTATCAAAGTATCGTTAAATAAGTCCCTGCAAACCACATTACCCAACTGATCAATACTTTTCGCTACTTTAAATAAATACTCATTTATCGCTCGAAACAAAGAACTTATAATCTGATAACCAAATCCAATTGGCAGTATTATTATTGCCAACACGATTGCAACAATTAATAATACAAAGCCTCTCATAACCCCCCTCCAAATAATTCAGGCTCAGGTAACCATCCACTTGCTTTCATTTGCGCCTCATCAAACACCGTTACATCGCTCGGGATAATGTATTGAAACATAAAGCTCGCCTGTGATTCAATAAACGCTGCTAACCCATCCTTTTCCGCTTGTGATAACTCAGGAAATAAAGCAATAAGGTTTGTTAAATCGTTATCGGGATGCACATAGATAACCTGATTCACATCGACATGCAAAGCCGTATCGACTATCTCTATATAGTTCGGGTCTTGTGTAGGATGCTTCACCCATCCGAACAGATACAAAGTAGCATCATTCTGTTGGTCTATTGGTCGCTGAATGCGAAATAGTTCACGGGTAATAGCGATTGCTCTTTGTTCGCTTGTTAATCCTGCTTGTGGTAAAACTTTAATATATGCCATAATTAATAAATTGAATAGTAAGTATTCATATTTGTATTGATACCTGTTCTATTAGTTTCCTGATTTGAATTATAATAAATTATTTCATTTATCCCGCCATTAAATAAAATAACACCTCCTCCTAATTGACCTCCTATTGTGAATATTGATGATGCTGGATTTTGCATTGTCATTGAAAATGACTTTAAACTTTTGTTATCTAATGCACCTTTACCTAATTGATTTGCAACATCAAAAATTGTAGAACTTATATGCGATTTGGCCAATGTAATTGTATCAGTTCTTGGATTTGATGCAGTTAAAAAATAATCTACTGAAATTGTATGCCTTTGTATGCTACCGCCACCTCCATTCCATGATGCTATATTCCTCATTTTGTAATTGACTGCAGTTTCACCATATTGTGCTATACTTATAAAACCACCTGATTGATCTTGCATATATGCCGAAAAAGCAGAAACATCACCTGTCATTGAAAATGATGATGTTAATAATCTCATTGCAAATGTATTATTAAAAAATACACGAGGTCTTGTAGATTGATTTAAAGATGCAGAGCCTCTATCTATAACTCCGTTTAAAGCAATTCTTGGTTGATTTGCAGCTGTTGACTGAGTAGCATTCCGACCACTCCCTGACTGGTCGTACCATGTTGTCACGAATCCCGACCTTGCATTCAAAAAACTTTTAAGCGCAGCCGTATCTAAATCACCACTTGCAGTAAATCCTATATCCTGTTCTGGCTGCCCCGTTGTATCTTTTCTAACCCTTATCGCAGCACCTGTATAATCCTTATCCAATTTCCTCAAAGAATAAGCAGCCGCAGCATTGGGATAATCATCGAGCAAAAGATTAGCCGCAGGCTGTGCGTATGGTCTGTAATTAGCGTGCGCCTTAATAACCATTTGCGCATTAGCACCTACCGAAAGAAAAACTAATATGATTAAAATATATCTCATTGTCTTTTACGATAACCTAATAAAGTTAATGTAAAGTATGTCGGCTTTGTAGTAACCGCACTCGTTCTAACAAATACCCAGTTATTTGGTGGAATCTTATTATTTGTGAATGATGTTACATTAGTCGCTCCGATTGTGCCTGTCACCGATGTGCCGCCTGTTACAAGTATCGTTGCACCTGCTGTTACATTTAGCGAATCATTCCAATAAACCTCTGTTGTAATATTTGGCGAAGTACCTAACACACCAGCCCTCATTTGTGTAATTATCAAAGTATCATTACCTGCATTATAAAAACTACCATATACAGCCGATGTAGTGAAGGCAGCCGTATCAGATGCAGCACCGCTACCCGCACCGAAAGCAGCCAAAGGTATCGTATCAAATTGCAGGATGTTCTCAATAGTTTTATTCTCCCAAAGTCCACTTGATGCAGTATAAGCAAGCACTTGATTGTTTGCAAGGCTTGTAAACTTTACATCGTGTATCTCATTCATTTCAACACCATTTTGCGGCTTGACATATATGAGCCCGTTTCCTACATTTGCTCGCTCTACCACTCCCACGAACACCCCATGTAACGGCGCTACGGGCTTAACGTTTGTAAACCCACCGGGTACACTATCCAGCCAAAGAATATCCCCCGCCGTATATGCCCCTAAATTTATCCCACTAACCTGCCCTTGCGTTGTAACCCATCCTGCCTGCCCTGCTGCAATATCTTCTCTAACTATTCCTAAAGTCTTGCTGCTAAATGTATCGCTTGTATTCTTTGCTAACTTAACCGCTGCCCTATCACCACTTGCGCCAAAAATATAAACCACCTGCCCCTTCGTAATTGTAACCGCTTCAGCATTCGTTACGTATGCCTTAACTACAGTAGCCGTATCATCACCCACATAGCCAACAGAATAATTAACACTATTCTTTGTGTATTTTAAAGTATCATTTTGCAAAAATAAAGTATCGACATAAGGAATAGCCGCGCCTCCATTAACCTTTATCCATTGAGTACCCGACCACGTATAAACCGAACTATCTGCCGCACTGTAACGTATCGCTCCCGCCCGCTTGCCACCCGAAGCACTAACATCAGGCAACAGTAAAGTAGAATCAAAAGCACCTCCGCGCCATTTATAATAGTTATTAAATTGTGTGTATAGTCTGCCATCAATAGTCTGCCCGTAAGCAAAATTGATAATCAGTAAACTACAAAAGAATCCTAATATTTTCGCCTTCATTTACTCCTCCGTTTATTGTGATTGTTCTTGTTGTCGCATTATGCGTAATATATCTTCTATCCGATCTAACTACATAAGTCTGCAATATCCCATCGATAAATACAAAAGGAGGGATAGTTAATTGATTATTTTGATAATCAGTATCATCCTGCTCCATCGGTTGCCCGCTACCTACTATGAAATCTGCAACTGTCATAAATCTATTAGTATTTATATATACGAAATTGCCATTAGGTAACTCATAATCAGACGGCACCTGACAAGCGTTATAAATAATAGGCAACTTTAAACTAACTTCAAAAGTAACACCCGCCAATATATCTTCCTGCCCTTGCCTAAAATACTCAAAGTTTGCCGTTCTTTCCATCTTCCAATCATGCAAATCCCATCCAATCTGAGCCAATAGATCATGTCCTATCTGCTCACAATCGGACTGCATCTCCAACTCATCCATGTTCTCAACGTGATGTATATCGGCAATAGTTACGAGTATTTGGTAAGTCTTTTCCTTTCCCGTAATAGACGAAGTGTTAAGCGTATACCACACGGCAGGATATTCAACATCTTTATAATCAAACACTAAGAAATCCTCAGCCTTTACGTGCTTTGCAGTCCTTACCATTTTGTGGCTTGCTGCTATCTCGACCAGTTTTTTGATTATTTGATTGAGTGTTAGACTCATGTTTTTTTAGATACGCTTTTAATAATTTTTGAATTTTGTTTGTGTATTGACTCATCTGCAACAAGATAAAAATTCATATTTATACCACTTCGGATATTCCTTACGATTAACATCCGTATTTCCTAAATAAATACCAATCTCAAAGGATGTACGCTTAGGAACAAAAGTATCTACACGGCTGCCAGGGTTTATATATTCCTGAAACTTGCTACCGCTGCCCGCCTCTTCAATTAAATATCTTATAAGCCTTTCCATATACCATTCCGCACGATTCTTAAATTTAGCCGTAAAGTCATCTATTTCCGAACTACTAACCGCCTCACTGTTTTCTGTAGTCTTACGTGTAAGCCCCTTGTTCCATAATTGAAAACTAAGGGCAGGCGCCAACTCACTAATAGTGTAATGTACTAACGGATCGCGGATGTAATCTTTTAAAAGCGTCTCTTCGTCTGCAGTCAAATCATCATTATCTATTCCATCCTGCAGTCTTTCATATAGGGCCGTGCCTAAAACGGGAAGTATGTACATTTCCTGAACGGCCTTAATTTCAGGCACAATCATCTTACTATCGATGTTCTTATGTACGGCAGAGCGCTCGTAAATATTCTCAGGACTGATAAATAAAATATCTCTCATGTTTTATTTTTTCTTCATTACTACGTTAGATACCCACTGATGTCTGCATGACTTTGAACGGCTGCCATCGGATTCTGTATACCATCCGCCGCCTCTGTCCCATACACTGTAACCTAATCTACGGCTCATAGTTTCTATTTCAGAGCGAGACCACAACTTATTTAAATCCTGCAACCTTGCACAAAAGTCACGCCTTGTATCTTTATCGGACTCACCAAAACCAGTTTTCCACTCATAAGAATATAGAATCTTAAAGTTCAATGTTTCAGGTTTCTTATCCGTTTGAGTCTTTAAAGGTTCTGTCAAAGTGCGCTCGATAACCTCATCTTCCCCTACAGTTTTGATATTAATCTTTATGCGCCCTTCACTTACTAAACGCTTTAAAATCTCTTTTACGCTATCGACTTCTAAATCTAAAGTTTCAGCAATTACCTCAGGGGTGATTCTTTTATCCTTGCGAAGTAGGTCGAGAACGTTAGCCTCCAACTGATTAACCTCATTAAATTCCTGATCCTTTGCAAAAACAAATCTTGATTGCTTTACAATCATATAGTCATTTTTGCTAACACCACACTTTGCAAACTCCGCTAACAATAACTCATCCTTTTCATGGCTGCTAAATTCCTGCACCTCATTATCTATTGAAAGCATCGTGTTCACTTCGTCATCATTCAGGCCTAAACTGCTTTTTAAAAGTAACTTAGCCTGATCTTGAGTGATTTCACCCTTTTCAAACTTGCGGATAATACGCGTAAGACTTTGCCATTGGCGGCCGCTAAGGTTCTTTAAATTCTCATTAACAGGCGCGCTTGTAGTTGGCGCCACTACTTCAGGTTGTGCAATCTCGGGATATTGATTCGCATCAATACCTATCTTTTCTAACAGCCACTTTTTAGGAGCAATCTGTAATAATGTAGACTCGCTAAACTCAAAGCCTATCGGCTCAACGGGTATTATCTTATGCTCTTTGCCTGTAATCTCTTTAAATAGTAATTCTAAGGCTTGCTGCTTGTCATTAACGTAGGTAGATTTCATTATCTCATACGCATCCCTGATCTCGCTACGGCCCCCTAATTGACCTTCTACACGGATTCCAAATAACATGGGGCTAACTACCTGATGTGCCACAAATATCTCTTGTTGTACACTTTTTGAAAGTATGTCAAAGTGCTTATCTAATTCAGTGCTACTTAAATCATCCAACTGCGGACGCTTATTTGGATCTTTACCAAAGTTTAAAACAATATTACCCGCGTTTTCACTACCTGTGAACTTACTTTTAAATCCCTTCTCGATCTCTCTTTTCTCCTCCTCAGTAGGAATACCCTCAAAGAAACTAATCATCTTTGACGCAAACATCCCATTGGTAATCGTGCTTAGATGATATTTACTTATCTCAATATCAGTCTGAATAGCGTTAAGCGCACCCATGTAGCCAGGATAGGAATAGGTCTCAATACCAGGCCTATATTCCTTATAGTAAAGTATCTGAGTCTGATTGCGAAGTAACTTAACATCTTCATTGGGATTGTACGCAGCGAACACCTTAGGCTCATCATTCTTTTTAAGGCTATCCCAGTCCTTAACATAAAACTGAGTATTATCTTTGCTCGATCTAACCTTTTGATAAGGCACATGATAAAAGGCGCCGATACTACCCGCGGCGTTGTATTGTATTTCCAAATAACAACCTCCAAAAACTTCAATATCTAAACAAGCCTTTTTAAGTATTTCGTTGCAGTTCTCATAAGGGTTTGCCTGTACTACCTCATCAAATCCTTTGCCAGTAATGTAGTTGACCTTACCCAACACAATACCGTTATGCTTGCTGCTTTTATTGAACATATTTAAAAGCATATTTGGGAACTTATTATCTTCCCCAAAAAGTACCCATCCCTTGTTAGGTAGTTCCCTTAACACGGGAACCTTAACATCTGCAAACTTTATAAAAGAAACACTATGTCGCATCATATACTTTAAATGTTGTTGGATTATCGTATTTCGTTGTCGTTACATCCTGACCATCGGATAAAAACATTAAACCCGTTTCAATGATAGCACCCGCATTTGCCTCATTCAAATTAGAAGGGCTTGCCTGCTCATATATCGTATAAGTAAACCATCCCTCTTCCTTTGTTGCAAAGTATGTATTGACCACTACATCAAACTCATTATACCTATCTTTGTAAAGGCTTTGGTCCGCAGAATTCACAAGCACAAACTTAACCTTTTCGTTAGTAGACCGCGATTGAAAAACACAAAGATAATTAGCATCTAAAATAGTCTGTTTTTCTTTTAGCGTTAAATAAATCGTATCAGTATTTCCTTTTGTGAACTTTATCATTCCTTTATAAATACCTTTAAACAAAAACGCCCGCCTATTTAAGGCAGGCGCTTAACCGTTAATCTTCAATCTTTATCCAGCAGTTTCAAGGGCTGCAGCAACACCGCTACTTACCTCATAAAGTTGGTCGGGTTCTTTACCTACGAAAACGAGGCTATAACCTGAACGATCTCCAAAGGCAGTTCCACTTCCACTTGTACTTCCACTCATATCTAATCCTCTTTCCTTACCGAGCATCCAAAACTTATTATTGTTATCTTTTACAACTGCAATTACAATATTTTGTGCTAATAGTTTCAACTCAGTATTGATAGCCGCTGATAATTTGTTTACTACTATAGTAAGGTTTTGCTCAAAGAACAAAGTGCCGTTCTCGTTAGATACAGTAGGATTGTGAGTGAATGAGCCTGTTTCTTTTGGCATCTCGTACTTCCAAAATCTCTTACCTGAAGCCTTAGTAAGACCAGTTACAACACCTGAAGATGTTGCCATGCTGCTTACGTTAGCCTTTTCAATAAAGTAAACTTCGGTTATACCACCAGCCGAGTCTTTACAGTCTAAACTATATCCTTGTGTTAATGCGCAGGGCATAATATATCAGTTTTAAAAAAGGGCGGCTTTTGACCGCCCTATGTTATTAATCAATTACGCTTCGAACTTTACTACTTCATCTGGGAAGGCTATTTGTACGCCTATCTTCAGATTAGCAGAGAACTTAACGTTTCTATCGTCTTGAGAGTACCAAAGTTCGAACTGATCTTCTTCGCTGATCAAATCCACACCTAAGAAGATGTTTGACATTCTCATAGCATAGATGTCGTTAGTACCGTTCAAACCGTGAACAGGAACAACTTTATAAGAAGTACCAGGCACTAAGAACTCAGAATCGGCAGCGTTGTTTGTAGATCCTGGGTTGTAGTGGAACAAATTAAGATCCACATACTTCTGAATCAACAGAGTGTAAACATCCCATCCGCAGAAGATACGAACATCAGCCTTACCTTTAACAGATGCAGGAAGAGCATTAATAACTGCAAGAACAGCCTTTTGTGCTTTCTCCATTGTATCAATACCAGTGATAGGCGCACCTGAACCGTAGAATCCAGTTACGTTAGCGTTTACAACACTTCCGCCTGCTTCACTAATATGTTGCTTAATACCTTTAAACTTATTTAAAAGACCGTTAGTCCCGCCGTAGCCTGAACCTGTTGCAGTCCATATAGCAGTTTCTAAAGCCTCTGCAATCTTACCCGCTTTGCGAGCAGTGTATTCAGTAGCAAAAGCGATAGTATCGTAGTTCCCGCCTGCAGGTAAAGCCTTCTGAAGATAAACACCTTCCAAATCTTTCGGGCATAAAGTTTCTTGTACTTTCACTTTTCCTACAGTCAAAGTACGCTGAGAGAATTCAGTAGTACCTGAAGATAAGAAACCGCAAGAGGAGTCATCTTGAAAGAATACATCAGTATCCATTCTGTTTACTGTTTGACTTGACTTAACGCCAGTCATAACATTACCTTCTGAAAGAATCAACTGTTGAGTACGAGCCTCAAACAGCGATGCACTAACGAGCTGCTGCTCATTTTGTTCTGTGTAAGCCGTAAGGCCTGTAACTAAAAATCCCATTTGATTTTATTTTTTAAATTGTGAAACGAATTGTGAATACGAACGAACTTTATCAGCCTTTGTCTCTGCTGAATGTTTTTTGAATGAATTAGGAACTTCGGCAGGCTCTTGTGAAGGAACATTTACCAAAGTATCTACTAATTGGATAAGACCTTGCATAGCCTCAGATTGCTTACCAAAGGCAGCTTTTAAACCTTCATAATCAGATTGTAAAGCGGAGAAGTTAGCCTCATAAGCGGAAAATTTACCTTCCATTTCAGCAATCTTCTTTTTCATTTCCTCATCCTCTTTTTTCTTTACATCTTCAGCACTTTCAATCTCAATTTCAACTTTATCCTCTTCAACTTCTTTAGGCATAATCTCAGCAATCACACCGCCTTCGCCAACTACTATTTTAGTTCCATCAGCAAGGGTATGTTCTCCAACGGGAGCAGGGCTGCCATCTTCGAGTGTAACGATACCGCCAACTTCCAACTTATCAATCATTATCTTAGTTCCATCCTCCAAAGAATAGGAAGGAATAGTGGCCGTTTCTTCCTGAAACACCAACTTTTTTACTTCTTGTAATAATTCGATCGGACTTTTCATAATCATATATACTTTTGTTTTAATTTTTTCCCCATTTTACTATGAAAGCAAAGCCTCAAAAGCCTTTTGCCTCGTTTCATTTATTTTGCTAAAGTTGTAATGTATGCTGCAATATTCTAACAATTTTGCCCCTTGCTCTTCGCGTAGATTCTTATTTTTTACAAGCCTGTCAATGTGCTTATTCCAGTCGGCCCTATCGTGTACATAATTGACTACATCTTCAGGAAATCCTAAATAAGGATGGACCGCACTAACGACTACCGGAACCGCCTTACCCGCAGCCTCGAGTATCTTAATATTTGACTTGTATTTATTGAAATTGTTTTTTACCAAAGGGATAAGCATAATATCAGCATATTTAAATAGGTCGTAATATTTAAACACTTCAATACCCCTAAATATTGTATGCGTTAATTTTTTATCATTCGTAAAGTAATTTACCATCCGATTCCAATAATATCGCTCTGTTTCGTTAGAATCTGCATACCCACCTAAAACCATTTGAACGGGACCATCCAACTTTTTAATCGGACCTTCCAATATCTTTAAATCCTGATCATGTGTTATTCCGCCCGCCCAAAATATCTTAACATTATCCGTTGCAACCCTTTCGCCATTAAATTGACTTTCCCCGTAAGGGATAGCATTTGGGACCACTAAAACATTGGGATTATGAACCGCCACCGCCTCTGCTAACCTTTCATGAGTGCAGGTTACTAAGTCCGCCTCCCTCATGTGATGTATTAATTTTGAGGCAAATCCAGACTCGTTAAACGAATCGAACATTAAATGATCGTGGTTAAGAATCCAATAGTCATCTACATCGACCACTAATTTAAACCCGTACTTTTTGCGGAGATTGATAAGATCATCCTTTTCCCATACCCTATTGATAAAAACAATATCGTATTTGTTTTCCTTCCAGTCCTCTTCAGTCATGTGGTCCGTAATCCTGCCGTATTCCTTAGGCATAAACGACAAAGGCAGCATAAGCCTATGATAGCCGCAGCCGCTAAACTTTTGGGTAAGTGCTAAAATTTTCATTGTTTGGTTTGTTTGATTATAAGAATATTTGTACTATCTCGCCTGTTGCTACATTTCCATTTTTAAATGTTATCGTTTTGCTTATTGAATCAAATACAATATATCTCCTATCTGTTACAACCGCATAGGTAAGTAAAAGGCCATCAATAAAAACAGAAGGAGGGTTTTCGAAATTATTATCCTGATAAGTCATTTCATTCAATTCATTTACGCTGAATGTGTAGACATCAGTAATTACATCTACATAAGGTTGTATCGCTATTAAGCCTAAAGGTATCGGCTGCAGATTTCCACTCATATCAATAAATACAAAAAGTAAACCCCAGCCGTAGAAACAGCCAGGGGCTTCACTTAACCAAACTAAACAATGAAAAAACCCAAACCAAAACCCAAACCAAAAAACTATATATCTGCAAGTAACTCACGCAATTTTGCGATAATTACATCCGCATTCTGCCGCATCTTTATTTCAGTCATATCAAACATACCTTCCACGCTAAACCCTTTGAAGGTTCCATCTTTTACCTTTGCCCATGTTTCGTCATTGTTAACCTTTGCACCTAAAAACCACGTTCCATCAGGTAGGTTTTCAAACTGTTTCATTTTAGGAATACCCTTACTTTCGTCTGCTATCCATGATTGAAAGAATGTGATACCTTCAACCGCCTTAGCGTGCATCTCATTAGCGTTCTGTTGAAAGCCCTTTTGATAAAACTTTAAAGCGATTGTTTCAATAGTCTTTTTGTCAAAGAATACATAATACTCGCCTGTTTCGTCTTTACGATAGATAGGTAAGTCAGGAATCATGGCAGGGCCAACTACTACGCGCTCATCCTCATTAATAACCGAAAAGGCGAACTTCTTTTCAGCATCTATTTGCTTAAGTTTTCTTTGAGCCCATTCGATACCCTCATCGCCTCCCCATGCAAGCCACATAAGGCGGCCACATCCATCGCCTAACTCCTTTTGACTATTCTGCCTATGTCTTTCAAAGGCTGCCATACGAGCGATTGTATCTCTTGAAAGGGGCCGACCTGCTGCAAGGTCGTTAGCGCGTTTTTTCCCCACGGGAGTGCCACAACTTCCCCAACCATTCTCTTCGGCCCATCTCAAAGCGATCTTAGCGTTTTCAGATGCGGCCTTAGGATAGTCAGTATAAGATTCCTGAAAGTCTTGCGATTCCATGTTTCTATTTTCCCACATCGAATAACAGATAGCCGCCGCTTGCTCATTATCTTTACCCTCATTAATCATATATTCAATACAACGAGGGATAAATTCGTCTTTTGATTCCGACTCTCCAGGTTCGACAAATAACTGCTTATTGAAAGAAAAAAACGGTTGACCTATGGCAGGCACGTCAACTAAAGCGACTGCCGATACTTCCTGAATGGCCTCCTCATCTTCTTTGATAGTAAGCCTAAATAGTGGTAATGTATTCATATTATCCAAGCCTTGCATTACGCTCAAGGTAAGCGTTTCTTTGTTCGTTATTCTGCATGTCGCTATTTAATATATACGCCCTCATGCTTTGATTACCTAATTGATTAATGGCCTGAGCGTTTAAAGCCTGAGCCGTTACGGTAGGGGTAGGCTCTGCAGATACAGGCGCACCTCCGCCACCTGAAACGGAAGGTATCGCACCTCCACCACCACCACCAACTTTTGGAACTTGTACGGATGCAATCGCTTTAACTTGTCTTATTCCATTTGCAACTATTAAGGCCGCTTGTGCTATTGCTATTGCCGCCCCAAAAGGATTCATTTTCTTTATTCCTGTCAAAGCCTGAGATGCAGCAAGATATGTATTGATTGTAGCGGCGGCTATGGCAGTCGCTTTACCTGCCGCAGTTTCTTTACCAAAAATGTCAGATATACCATTTAAAATTCCTGCAATATCGTTGGCCATTTTCCTGCGGCTTTCGACCTCTGATTCATTGATTATTTTCCTCGTATTTGCCTCCGTAGCCTGATTAACGGTTATGGCACTTTGTTGAGTAGCCATTTGAGGAACCATTGCTTTAAAGTCACCTAATTGCTTGTCTAATCCTTTTTTATTCTCCTCTGTAGTTTTATTTACTAAATCTGCTGAATCCTGTAATCTTAATTTATTTAAAGCAAAAGTATCAAAACCATATTTTTTCGCTATTGCTAATTGTTCTGCATATCTTTTCTCTATTTCTAATCTTTGTAAATCAAAATCACTTTTTCTTATTTTTTGCCTTCTTTCATTTTCAGTTTGTATAAACTTGGTAAATTCTTTTTCAGCGTTTAATCTCTCTTGAAAATATTTGTCATTTGCTTTTGCTTGTTGTTCAAAAGCCTTATTTATCCCACCTGCATTAATTTCTTTTTCTAATTCTACAGCACCTTTTAATTGTTCGTTTGCTAATTTAGTTAGCATCTCAGACTCTTCATTTAAGTTAGCAAGATTTCCGCCTACTGACTTTGCCTGTTTGCTAAAAAATGTCATTGCATTACCGCCAGATGCGATTGCGTTACCTATTGTTTGCCATATTGAAGGTTCTATATCTTCGCCTGATGCTGCCTTTGCCGCCGCCTCTGCTGCTTTACCAAAAAATATCTGAGCTCTTGTTCTTAATTCAACAGACTTTAAATATTTATTAGTATTTTCAGCAATCCTTTTTTCTGCCTCCTCAAATGAATTAGTTTTTCCTAAGGTATCTCCTAATTCTTTATTATAAGTTTCTAACGCATCTTTTTTAGATATAGTACCTTTTTTAGCCAAATCCATAGAAACATTAACTTCCATGAATTTTTTACTTGCATCGGCTACAGCAGCATTAACTTCTTTTTGTGATTCTTTAAATAATTTTGTTTCTTTTGTAGCACCTGTAATTAAATTATTTAAATCTTCCCAATATGCTATTAATAAACCTACAGCAACTGTAAAAGCACCTATACCTGTTGCAACTAAAGCCTTTTGAAAACTCGATAACCCTTGTACTGCATTGCCTATTGTAATTTTTAATAAGTCCCAACTTTTACTAAAATCTTTCAGTTGGCTCAATCCTTGCGATAAAGCCATAGCACCCTGTACTTTCATTAGTGCTTTTTGTACATCATCACTCTCAGCACCTACTAAAGCCAAAGCCCCCTGCACCGCACTAAATCCTGCTGC